TGTCAAAGTGAAATGCGGTGGCGTTGTCACTCGCGGTGGCCCTGTTGGTTCGGATGCGGCTGGTAAAGCCGTGAACGCAGCCTCTGGCGACATTATTCTCGGGACTGCTCTTGAGACTGGTGCCGATGGTGCCATTATCGCGATGCTGTTCCATCCCCGTGGCGCTGCGGCATAATCGCAAGAACCTGAACTGGAGAAAAAGATATGACGACCCCTACCAATGCTCAGGTTCACGTCGATGCCGTGCTGACCAACATCAGCATCGCATTCATGCAGAACCGCAACAACTTCGTCGCTGGCCGGGTTTTCCCGAACGTCGCCGTCACGAAACAGTCGGACCGCTACTACACTTTCGATCGCGGTGACTTCAACCGCGATGAAGCTCGTGTGCGCGCACCCGGCACCGAATCGTCCGGCACTGGCTTCAACCTGGACAACACCCCGACCTACTTCGCCCCGGTCACCTCGTTCCACCACGACGTTCCGTGGCAGACGATGGCAAACGCTGACGCAGTTCTGAACTTGACGCAAGCTGCGTCCGAGTTTGTGATGCAGAAGCTGCTGATCCGTAAGGAAGTAGACTTCATGGCGAAGTACTTCACTGGCGGTGTCTGGACTTTCGACTACGACGGTGTTGCTTCTTCGCCTTCGTCGAACCAAGTGATCCAGTGGTCGGACCAGACCAACGGTGACCCCATCGGTGACGTGCGTGATGCGAAAACCGCAATCATGCAGTCGACTGGCTTCGAAGCCAACAAGCTGGTCATCGGCCGTCAGGTGTACGACGCTCTTGTCGACCACCCGGATATCGTCGACCGCGTGAAGTACTCGGGCGGTGTGGGCAACGGCAACCCTGCTCGTGTGTCGCGCGAAGCTCTGGCCATGTTGTTCGAAGTTGACGAAGTGGTCGTGTCGAACGCCATCCAGAACACTGCTGCTGATGCTCTCACCAACACCCATGCTTTCATCGGTGGTAAGAAGGCTCTGCTGACCTACGCAGCACCTTCGCCGTCGCTGATGGCTCCTTCGGCTGGCTACACGTTCTCGTGGACGGGCTATCTGAATCAGGGCAACGAGTTCGGTATCGCAATGAAGCGTATCCCGATGGAGCTGAAAGAAGCCGATCGTATCGAAGGCGGCATGGCTTTCGATCACAAGCTGGTTGCAGCCGACCTCGGCTTCTTCTGGGATACGATTGTCGCCTAAGGGATGGAGGACTGACGAATGGCCCGACGACTCGTCGAAAGAACCTTTGACCCCAAGAAACCTCTGGTGGCTCGCCGCGACTTTGTCGCGGCGGGTCGTCACTTCAAGGTTGGTGATTCCTTTGATTGGACTCGCCTCTCTGTTGCTCAGCGCCGTGTCAGCCAGATGTTTGATGCAAATATCGTTGGTCACACCGATGAAGAGCAAGCACCTCCCCCCGCTCCCCCTGCTCCGGAGCCGGAGGTTATCACAACCACCAATGATGACCTGAACGTCGACAGCCTTGCAGCATTGCAGGAGATTGCTCGCGCAGAAGGTGCTCCCATCAAAACTACAAAGATCGCACAACGTGAGGCGATTATTGCTCATCGGGAGGCCTGATTATGGCTTGGTCGTACGGCTCAAGACCTGGAACGTCTACCCAGTCGTCCCGTCTGGATGCCGTGCGGCACCTCGTTGGTGACGTGGACCAAGAAGACCAGCAGATTCAGAACGAGGAGATTCTCTTTGCTCTGAGTCAGGCTGCTGATGAGATTTACGGTGCTGCTGCCATGACATCGCGGGCTATCGCTGCGCGGTATGGTCGTCTGGTTGATACAGCGGTTGACCAGACGGGTGTGCAGGCCAGCTATTCTCAACGCCAGAAGCACTACCTGGATCTAGCTATCGATCTAGAAAAACAGGCCAAGAAGTATGGTGGCGCAAGCCTCGGTATGCCGTCGGCCGGGGGCCTAAGTCGCTCTGAGGTTCGCGCTGTTGAGAGCGACGAAGATCGGGTTCCGTCGATGTTCATCGTAGACGAGCTTCGGGAGACCCGCAATGACGAACTCAAGCGTACGCTCTGAACTCGCAAATACAGCACGAGCAATCATTCGCGACTTTGGCGAACGATTGACACTTGTCCGTAAGTCTGTGGGCAACTATGACGTTGACACAGGCGTTCGTAGCTTCACAACAACAGAGTACTGTGTTCGCGTGGCTTTTGTCCGTGATGACAAGGATGAGTCTACTGACTTGGCTCGTTCAGAATCACGCAGAGCTTACATTGCTCCAGTTGACTGCTCAACAATCGAGACGAATGACGTTATCACGGGGGTAGGTGGTAACATGAAGGTCAGTCGCATCCACGAAGCCCTTATCGGTCGTGGCGGCGGTGTTGTCTATGTTTGCACACTGCAAGGATGACTTGCTCTCTGCACCGATACCGTGTATGATGGCGCAAGGAGTGCCGCTATGCTGAAGACACAGTTCAGAGTTATCGATAGGCGAGCCAGTGCCAGCAAGGCCCTGAGCGCGATCGACTCTGCACTGGGAACACTTCACAAGCGAGCTGTTCAGCATATGGTCGAAAAAGTGATCGAGTATAGTCCTGTCGATACAGGGACGTATATGGAGTCTCACAACGTTCGGCAGGGTCGTACCGCGTCACAAGCCACAGAGTCTTCCGCTAGGAAAGAGGGTAATCAGTCTTACGGGGAATACTCATCCGCAGCTCGCACCAGAATGATGGGGCAGGTTGAGGCGTTGGGTGATGCACGTGAGGCTGTCATTGCGAACAACGCTGTTCACGCTCGTTACGTGGAAAACGGAAACAGCAAGATGTTTGGCCGCTTTGTTTACCTGCGCGCACGAGAAGACACCAAGGACTTCATCCGCAGTATGGTCGCGGAGATGCGCCTATGACTGTGATGAATGAAATCAGGGCTGCTTTGGAGAATCACTTGCGGACTATGTCTGGAGTGCCTCCAATCGCAACACCTAACATGAAATACGATCCGGCCGAGAATACGACGTTTGTTCGCGCTCAGTTCGTACCGAGGACGCGTAGACCCGATGTTCGTGGACCTCAACCGATGCAGCGTTATGAGGGTTTCTACAATCTTCTAGTCTGTACCCCCACCTACGCTGGAGAGGGTGCTGGTTTGTCGATGGCAGACACACTCCTTCAAAGGTTTGACGCGACAACGGATATTTCGCGCGGTGGAGTCATCGTGCGTATTGACTACGCCGAAGTCGGTCTAAGTTATCTGGACACCCCATTCTTCTGTACTCCAGTCGTCGTGAGCTGGTACACATACAACTGAGGAGACTCAAATGACTGTTGCTCAAGGTTCCAAGGCCAGACTCGCCTATGTGGTAGAATCCACTTACGGAACGACCCCAACCACCCCCACCCTGATTACGCTGCCGTATCGGACACACAGTCTTGATCTGCAGAAAACCCTAATGGAAGCTAACGATATTCGTGGCGACCGTATTCCACGAAGCTCTCGCCACGGTCCGAAGACTGCTTCTGGGTCGATTGAGGTTGATCTTCGCCGTGGAAGCTATGACACCTTTTTGGAATCTGCTTTGATGAGTACGTGGGCGTCCAACGTTCTTAAGGTTGGCAGCACGAACAAGTTCTTCACTATTGAAGATCAAGCGACTGACATGACGCAATACCGTGCGTTCAAAGGGATGACTGTTAACTCGATGTCAGTCAGCATCGTGCCTGATCAGATGGTGCAGGCAACCTTCAATATGCTTGGTCGCGACATGACGCAGCTGACTACGTCAGCATCGGGCACTGCACCGACCGCTGATACAGGTTACGAGCCGTACGACAGCTTTGGAGCCATGCTTGAAGGTGGTTCGTCGCTTGGTATCGTAACTTCTCTTGATTTCACGGTCGACAACTCCCGCGCCAACGTTCCAGTCATCGGTACTCCGCTCTCAGCGGCTGTGGACTTCGGCAACGCTGTGGTCACGGGCACCATGACTGTGCGTTACCAGAACAAAACGCTCATCGACAAGTTCTTGAACGAGACCACGTCTTCCATCGCAGTCACTGTTGACGATGGTACGGGTGCCAACTCTCTGCAATTTGTGTTCCCGAGCGTGAAATACAACGGAGCAGCCGTTCCCGTTGCGAACCCGCAGGGCCGGGTTATCACGCTTCCGTTCATTGCGGAGTATAACGATGCCGAGGCTACGAACCTTAAGATTGTTCGCACCTACGCAGCGTAATCCACCCCCGGTGGATAATAGGGGTGGGAGGTTTTGTCGGGGAGCCTCCCACCCCACCCCCGACAGCCCGACAGGAGAAAGAATATGGATTTGAATTCGCTTGAGGTTAAGTCTGACACGTCTGTAGTCAAGCTTTACCACCCAGTCCACAACACTGCTATGGTGAACGATGATGGATCTGATATGACCATCACTGTTCACGGGAAGTACAGCAAGCGTTACCGCGAAATTCAGCAGAATCAGCAGAATGCCCGCCTCAAGCGCGCCGAGCGCGGTGGTAAGATGAAGTTGACGGCAGAAGAAATCCTTGCTGACCGCCTTGACCTCACTGTTGGGTGTGTTGATTCTTGGAACATCCAGTTGGATGGAAGCGTTCCAGAATGCACTCCATCCAATGTTCGCAGCATCTTTCAGCGTTTTCCGTGGATGCGAGAGAATATTGAAATCGAAATGGAGGACACTCAAGCTTTTTTGAGCGTCTGACCGAAACCCTCCTAGACTATGCTGAACGCAGGTTCGCCCTCGACCAACTGGTTGAGGGTGTCCCGCTGCGCTTGCATCTTGAGCAGGAGGAAAAGGTCACAGGTGTTG